TCATGGTTATTTAAGATAGTTTGGCGACATCAAAATAACCATTTAGGGCTGACTCCTGCAATAGGTGCCAGCCCTAATTTTCAACCGCTACTAAAAAAGTTTAGCGGACAGTAATAATTCAGAAATCGCTCGGATGGTGCCAGGGCACCCCCGAGCTGCCCGGCGTGAAGCGCCGCATATACTTCCTCGCCAAGTCGTTCATCCTCGGCTACCCTCAGTTGCCGCGTGATGAACTGGGCCGAGCCACTTCCGCTGTCCTGGCGGGCAGCTATACGCTTGCCGCCGATGCGAAGTGGAAGTATATCGACATCCTTCCCGACAAGTCGCAGTTGACCTCCGAGGCGCAGGGCGAGTTGCCATCGCAGACGCAGCTCAACAAACTTGTCGCCGTCCACCCCGGCGTAGGCTCCGAGGCTTCCGCTGCTGCAGCCTACATCAACAACACCGACAATGTATTCATCGTCGAGGACATGAAAGGCAACTTCCGCGTCCTCGGCAACGACAAGTGGCTCACTAAGGCGACTGTCGCCCAGGATCTCGGCCAGGGTGCCACCGGCACGACCTCGACCACTATCAACGTCGAGGCTACCGACGAAGTGCCCGCGCCCTTCTATGTCGGTACGCTCGAAACCGAGGACGGCGACATCGACTGCTCAGGCAAAGCCGCGTGAGCATGGAACCGAACAGAAGCGTCAGGAATGGGGCGATAGAGTTGGACGAGATGTTGAACGACATCGAAGTGCCTTCGCTTGACGTTCCCGACCTCGACGCTTCTTTTGCTTCTCCGGCTCCGGCCAAAGACCTGTTCGCCGAGAAGAAACGTGCGGCATGGAAAGACGTGCAACAGGCGGAGGCCCGTTGCGACTTCGCACCTAACAAGGTGCGAATTTCCTACCGCAATCCTGCTTTCGGGATAATCTCGCTCTGGAAGAAGTCGGTATACGGCAGAACCTTGACCGACATTAAGAGCGACCCCGATATGGTCGGGAAATTTGCCGAGGGCATGAATACCCTTATCCGGCAAATCCTCGGTCATTCGCTCGCCTCCGGCGACTGGTGCATCGTTACCTCGCCCAAGCGTCGCCACAAGGTAAGAAATTTTGCATCACTCATTTCTGCCCGGCTCGCCGACCTTCTCGGCATACCGTTCTACGAAGATATTGCCGAGTGCCACTCGAAACATCGTGTCGGCGCGGTATTTACCTTTGGGGCTGAGCCTCCAAAGGAGAGTAACATCATCGTCTTTGACGATTTTGTTACCACCGGCGCCACGATGATCTCGATGAAAAACCTGCTCGAACCTCTCGGCAAAAACCTCGTGTTCTTCACAGGCATAAATAATAAACTTTGACCCCTCCGGCCAAAATATAATTGACCCCTCCAATGGACCACAAATTTACTGAACAGATACGCCAGTGGCTTGAAACGCCCGAAGACGAGCGCGACTATTCTGTCGGCGCTCTTTACCTTTTGAAGCTGTCGGGCAATCAGATTATGTACCGAAACATAATCTCGCAGATTGACCGCCGCCACGATGTGGTGGACTATCAGCTTCAAAAGTATTACAACTTCCGCGTTCAAGCCCTGACCCATGCGCAGGTCGAGGAAATGGCCGCGCAGGTGGAAACTATCGTGGCCGAACATATCCCGCTCGCCGCCAATGCCGACGAAGCTCCGGCCAAAGGCAAGCGCCCCGACCATGACACACTGCCCGACGAAATCAAGGCGAAGTACGTTGAGAACCTTTCGCTTCTCCAACGTATGCGCGAACTGCATCTGCGCCTCCGCTCGCTCTCGCTTGAAAACGCGACCTGCCCGGACTCCGAGCGATACCCGTTCCTCAAAGAACTTATATCGCTCGACAAGAAACTCCATACCAACTGGGAGGCTTACGATAGGTATGTCATAGGTCAGAGTGACGAGGGCAAAAGTAGAAAACCCGCCCGCGCCACCCCGAAGAAGAAACCTCGTAACTCATAACTCTGACCTCATACTTATATGAAGCGCACCGCCTCGATAGACCAAATCCTTCGGCCACTCTCAGATAATCCTTATCAGGCTTATCTAAGTAATGCCGTGCAGGTGGCCGACATCCTCGAATGGATTTTGTCGCAGGTCGGCGTCGCGGAAGTCTGGCAGACTTCCTTCTCAATCTCCGAGGAATTTCTTCGCCGCTTATTCTTTATTACAAAGGATAAGCGCGTGAGCCGGATTAATCTTGTGCTCGACCACAAGGCGACCAACAAGACGCTCAAACTTTGGGCGTTCATCACCCAAGTAATCGAGCGCACCTATCTTGCCGATAATCACAGCAAGATTTTGTTGGTGAAGTCCGAGCGCGGAGATACTGTTTCGGTCATAACCTCACAGAACTTGACTCGCGGCAACCGCCACGAGTCGGCGTTTATCTCCACCTCGCCGGAGATTTTTACAAATCTCCATGCGCAGGTCAACGATTTAATAACTAATCATTCCGTACCCCTCCATGACTTATTCCGAGAACGAATTGCAGCAGATTGAGAAGTTCGCCTCAATCTACTTGAAGATAAGCGACATCGCCGTAATACTCGATATTCCGGCTGATGTGCTTCGCGAAGACATCGCCGACCGCAGTAGCGAGGTGTCGAAAGCCTACCGACGCGGCAAAGCCGCCTCAAAGGTCAAGCTACATTCCCAGGAAATGATGCTTGCACAGGTCGGCTCGCCGCTCGCTATCGAGAACGCCCACCGCAATCTGCTCGACATGGAGGACGATGAGTAGATTTTATGGCTTATCCTAACGCTATCGAAGTGTGCCGCGCCGAACTCTTTACAAAAGAGATCGATCTGCGCGAGCGTTATCCACAAGCTCTTGTGGATAAAGTGCTTCGTGTGCGCGAAATGTATAACTGGTTCATCGCCAATCCCGACGGCACAGACCGCGAGTTTGTCGCCGAGGTCTGCCAACGACATGGCATACACCGCACTACGGCTTATTCTGACCTTGCCGTTGTCAAGTCGTTGCTTCCTATGCTTGGAAGTGCAAGCCGCGACTTCCACCGTTGGCGCACAAATGAAATGCTTATCGCCACTTACAAGATGGCCGAGAAGCGTAAGGACAGCAAGACGATGGAGCGGGCGGCAACCGCCTACGGCAAACTGAACCGCGTTGACCTTGAAGACGAACAGGCTATACCGCTCGACCAAATCCTCGTTCAGCCATTCACGGCTACCGATGATCCGCGTGTACTCGGCATCGAGCCTATTCCCAACATTGCCGACAAAATCGCGGCAATGATTGCGAAGTACCGAGCCGAAACCATCGACATTGAAGATGTCGAGTTCGAGGAAGTGGACCTTGAATTTGACTCGCTTTTCCCTGACCCAAAGAACAATCCCGACGATGGCACAGAAGAAGGTATACTTTAACAAGCCACAACGTCTCACGCAGCTTATTGGCGCGAACACTACCGTTATCGTCGCGGGCCGACGCACCGGCAAAACGGACAGCATAGCTGCTCCGTTTGTGCTGCGAAATATGCAGCGTATGCCCGGCTCGACTGGCGGCATCGTTGTGCCCACCTTCAAGCACGGACTGACTAATACCATTCCGGGCTTGCTCGCCGCATGGAAACGCTGGGGCTATATCGAGGGCATACACTATGTTGTCGGTCGGAAACCGCCGAAGTCGTTCCGTCAGCCCATCATCGACCCGAAAGATTATGAACACGTCATATCTTTCTATAACGGTTCGGTCGCAGTGATTATATCACAGGACCGGCCCGGCAGCTCCAACTCGCTCACGCTTTCATGGCTGCTCGTCGATGAAGCGAAGTTTATTGACTATGCCAAACTCAAAGACGAAACGCTCCCGGCCAACGGCGGCATAAAGTCGCACTTTGGCAAGCACTCCTTCAATCACTCAATAATGATATTGAGCGATATGCCGCAGACGCAGAAAGGCTCGTGGTTCTTGCACTATCGCGACAAGATGGACGTGGAGCTTATCAGGACGATTGAGGCCACGGTCTATGAGATATGGCGCACCAAAGAGCGCATACGCGCCCTTAACGCCCGTGGCGAGCAAGTGCCTCCTTATCTCAAAGGCTATCTGCGTCGCCTTGACCGCGACCTCAATAAGATGCGCTCCGTCGCGGTCTACTACCGAGAGTATTCCTCGATTGAGAACTTGCAGCTTCTCGGAGAGAACTACATTAAGCAGATGAAGCGCGACCTTACACCTTTGACCTTCCAAACCTCTATCCTTTGTCAGAGGATCGGAATTGCAAAGGACGGCTTCTATTCCTCGATGCGCGAGGGGCATAAATACGATGCCAACGATAATCAGTACCTCGATACTCTCGGTTACGATTATGACTTCTCGACGCTCGACGCTCGCGCCGACAAGGACGTTGACCCCGACGCCCCCATCTGCATAGGCATGGACTATAATGCAAATATAAACTGGATTGTCGCCGGGCAACCACGCGACCGCCGCCTCAATGTCATCAAGAGTTTTTACGTTAAGTTCGACCGCAAGATACCGGCACTCGTACAAGACTTCTGCCGCTATTACGCCGCGCACCGCAACAAGACCGTGGTCTATTATTACGATGCAACGGCCCTCGGCTCAAACTATGCCGTCAACGACCAGGACTTCCACTATAACGTGGTAAAGGAGTTCGAGCGGCACGGCTGGCGCATCGAGTCCGTGTACCTCGGTAATCCGATGCACCACGACGAGAAGTATCTTCTCATCAACAACGCCTTCGCCGGAAAGCAAAGGCTAATGCCTTTCTTTAACCGCTCGAACAATGAAGACCTTATCCTCGCCATACAGTCAGCCGGTGTCTCCAACGGGCGCAACGGCTTCCGCAAGGATAAGTCCGGCGAGAAACTTGCCGAGTCCGAAGAAGACCTGCTCGAACACCGCACCGACGGCACCGACGCTTTCGATACTCTCTACATCGGCACGGAAAAGTTTCCGTTCCACGACACCTTCGCCCTCTCCGTGTCGGGCGTTTCTTGATTTTTTATAACACGATTATTACGTTCAAATAAAAATTTTCTCTACATTTTGGCAATGACTATTCTTATTGTCTTATCCCTTTGCAATCCCGATTTATCGAAAAACTGCCACGAAGTGTTAAAATCTGATAGATAGGCAATAAAAAATTTGTGCCGCTAAAATTTTCTTTGTAACTTTGCGCCGCAGACCGTCCGCAGAGTCCGGTTATGGGCGAGGGGCGGGAAGCGGACATATTGATTAGCGTTTACTTGACGCTTGTTCTTGACGTATAAGAATCTCGCAAATTCTACATCCAAGTCAGGAGCGAAGCAGCGGTAGACGCCTGCGAGTATGTAATTCGTGCGTCTTGATTTTTCCGGGAGGAAAAATCGGCGTGTTGATTATATACATAAGCGTAGGCTCTGCTCGTTGCCGTTCTACTTGGATGGGCAATGCGAGAGCCTTTATACGGGAACGGCAATGGTGAGATTCCTGCGCTTTTCTTCGTTAATAAACCAACTAACACAGTTATCAGAGGGAATCATGGTAGCGACTTGCAGAACTGATGCGACTCTGGCGTTGCACATCGTCCACTCTTTCCATGACAGCCTCCGGCCTTCGCCGCCGGTTGTCTGAAAGGTTCTTTGCGCTTCCGCTGCTGTTCCTCGCCCTGCTTCTGCTTCCTGTCGCAGCCTCGGCTCAGGCCGATAACACCATTACAACCGCCGACACCGTCGGCGTAAAGGTCTATTTCCGTCAGGGTTATTCCAAGCTGCAACCGGCCTTCCGCGGTAACGGCATACGCCTCGACGAGTTCATGCGCCGTGTCTCGGAAATGCACGCCGATTCCACCGCACGGCTCAACTCCATAGACATCGTGGCTTACGCCTCGCCGGAAGGCCCTTACACCCTTAACAGGAAACTCGCCCGCAAACGTGCCGAAAACATCTCGGCATATCTGCGCGGAAATATGCCTTTCCTCTCCGGCTCGTTGTTCAACGTGCAGCCGAAAGGGATAGACTGGAACGGCCTCGCTGCGATGGTCGGGGCTTCCGATATGCGCTACCGCTCCGAGGTGCTGAATATCCTCCGCAATGTTCCCGAAACAACCTACCGTAACGGCAGGCTCGTTGACAGCCGCCTGAAACGGCTGATGGACCTGCGCGGCGGACGCCCCTACAATTATATGCTCACGCATTTCTTCCCGGAGCTTCGCGCCGCCGGTGCTTACGTAGTCTGCGATTTCGAGCGCATCGCTCAGGTTGAAGAACCCGACACCGTGCCTGTCGAACAGGTAGTTGAAATTATAGAGCCGGTCGTTATCGAGGAAACCGACACCGTCGTTTCCCTCCCTGCCGATACTATAAACCTCATACCTAATAACTCTGACCTATTACCTGCGCGAGAGCGCGATTACGACCGCTGGGCGATAAAGAGCAATGCCCTCTATCTCGCAGCCGGAGTTACCAACATCGGAGGCGAGTACGCTTTCCATCCCCATTGGTCTGTCGATTTGCCGCTGGTTTACAGCCCGTACACCATCGCCCGCAGATACCGTATGCGCTTCCTCTACATTCAGCCGGAGGCGCGTTACTGGCTCGACCGACCGATGAAGGGCCACTTCTTCGGAGTCCATCTTCATGCCGGAGTGTTCAATGTGTCGCTCGACGACAAGAACCGCTACCAATCGGAGAAAGGCTTCCACGGCGGCGGCATATCCTACGGCTACGCAATGCCGCTTTCGCGCCGCTGGAGCATGGAGTTCACAGTCGGCGTCGGCTATGCCTTTACCAAATATTGCACATATTATAATGTGCCTAACGGCATACGCTATGAGAAAGACCTGCCGTATCACTACTGGGGTCTGACAAAACTCGGCCTTAACTTCGTCTACCGTTTCGGCGACAAGTGCGGCAAAAGAAAGGAGGTGAAGCCATGAAACGCCTCCACCTCTTAACTCATCACTATGCCTTAATACTTAGCTTGTTAATTGCATTGCTGCAATTAACAAGCTGCGACACCGTCCTCCAATATCCCGAAGAACCGGGTGTAGACCCGACGCTAATCCGAACCCGTGTAGAGTTGAATGTGGACTTCACCCCCATATCCGACCCGCTTATCCGCTCATACGCCGAGGCGCGTTCCGGCGACTATGATGTGCGCTATCAGATTGAGATTTACGCCAAAAGCGGTGCCGATGCCGGTAAGTTGGTTGCTGAAAAAACTTGGACAAGCAACGTCATAAGCGAGGGCGCGACCACTGTAACGACCGAGGTTGACCTCCGCGCCGAGAAATACGACATCTACGCATGGATTGACTTCGTGCCGGGTGGAACCGCAGAAGACCACCATTATATTACAACCGACCTGCGCAAGGTTACGATTGCCGACCCCAATGTATGCGGCATCGACTCGCGCGATGCCTTCTCCGGCAAGACTTCCGCAGACCTTACCCCTTACCGCGACGAACGGTTTGCCGACATTACCGTCCCTGTCGATATGGAGCGGCCTTTCGGCAAATTCAAGATTCTCACAACCGATGTCAAGAAGTTCCTCGACACCTATAAGCCGCTCGGAACTTACACCGATATTGTTCCGGCACAGACTATGTGCCGCTATACCTGCTACTTTCCTACTTCTTATAATCTTGACAGAAGATTGGCAGATATAAACGACTTCAAACTTGGCATCAATCACAAGGCAGAAGTTACCGAGCAGGAAGGTAACACTGCCGTACTGACTTACAACTATGTGCTTGTATGCAACGACAATACCACCGTATCATGCGACGTTGAGGTATGGAACAAGGAGGGAGAATACCTTATCACTACAAAGAATATCAAAATTCCGATTCAACGAAACAAACTCACAATAGTATCCGGCGAATTTCTTACCAAAGACTACGGTACGGGAGGAACCGGCATCGATGACAGTTTCGACGATGAGATAGTGATAATAATCCCCGATTGAAAACCAACAAACCAACAAACCAAATATTAATCATTTAAAAACAACAAGCAATGAAAAAGAAACTATTCTTTTTTGCGACGCTGCTGGTAGCAGTCGTCGCGGCTTTCGGCTTGACTTCCTGTTCTCAGGAAGATATGCCCGATAGCCCCAACCGGGAGGGTATGGTTGACGTTGTGATGTCAACTTCACTTCCTCAAGGATTACAGACCTACGGGGCCAACTCCGCAGAAGGCGGTCTGAAGAATCTGGAAGGAGTGGAGGGTCTCGCTGTTCGATATATCATGGAAATCTACCCCAAAGGGTCAGAGACTGCTGTTCAACGTATGATTACATACAAAAACTTGACATCTGACGGTGATTATCGTACAGCTTCATTCTGCACTCGTCTTCTTGCAGCAGAATACAACTTCGTTTTTTGGGCTGACATTGTAAGGGAGTCTAATACTATTCCCTATAATCAGACTTTAGAGGGCCTTGAGACACCAATATATGGTAATTCATACTTCTACTCAAATAAGAATTTGTCAGGTGAAGCTCTTGAAGCTCTCTATCGTCCCACGGATGTTACTGTGTCTGAAAAAGGAGATTTGAAAACAATCCATTCATCAGGTGTAGGCGCTGCTGTTTCTCCGGTAAGCTCAGAAATGTACGATGGATATACTTGCGCAAAAGAAGTAGACTTACGTGTTGAGCCTACAACACATAGCTTTACACTTAAGCGTCCGTTTGCAAAACTAAGAGTTGTAGCTACGGATAAAGCGGATGAATTGATAATGAAGCCGGATTGGGACAAATCCTTGCTGAAAATTCTGCCCGACTGCAATATCCCCAATCGTTTCAATGCCCTTACCGGAACAGCAACCAGTGACAGTAATGTCGGCGGTGGTTATTGGTGTTCATACTATGTAACATCCGGTACTTACGAAAACGAAACTGGGGATGAACACACAATCGGTGTTTTCTATCTTCCTGTTTCGACTTCTTCATATAATTTGACATTTGATATGGGGATTACAACGGGAGAAACAGCCACTTACAACAAGTTATCGGTAGAGAATGTACCTCTCGTTGCTAATAAACTCACTACTATAAAAGGTAAAATTTTATCAAAGAAAACTGATGTAACTATCACAATCGAGGATCCTTTTGTAGAACCCGGAATAGATGTCGAGGTTGGTAAGGAAGCATCTACTGTAAATGATCTCAAAGCAGCAATGACTGGCAAAGATGAAACCATCACTTACACCGGCAAAGTAACAAAGGATAAAGGCTTTGAGCTTGACTTCACAAATGTCGCTCGTACCAACCCTGTCTATGCAGAAGGTAATACCGCTACATTAACATTGGCTTTTGCTTCGATTGAAGATGGAGCTGTTCTTACTTTCAAAGGCGATAATGCGCCCAAGACACTTTGCATCAAAACTGATACAAAATGTTCACTACGCATCAACCTTCCGAAGACGGATATCAATTATGACGGAAGTGCCTATAAGTATATCGTAACCAATGCGGGATGTAAGACAAAGAGAGAGGGTGCTGTTTACGAAGTCATGTTTAGAGCAGGCAACGGAAGTGGATTCTATAGTTATACCGATACGGATTATGATGAATCCCATCTTTTCAAGATTAACGCCGATTTCACACTCCCTGCAAACATTGAGTGCTTAAACGATATTATGCACCAAAGCGGCTCGTGTAACTGGGCATCTTCACTCACTGCCGGAACTAATGTTTGGGATTTCGTAGGCAATACCAAAAACTAAATCCCGATAACTACTCTATAAAAGTGTCCCGCGACCCGGTCACGGGACACTTTTTTGATTTTGCTCTATGAATAAATGGATTCTACTCATATTGTCGTTGCTTCTCCTTTCCGCTTGCGAAAAGGACGAGCCTGTGCCGGATGTTCACATTTCCGAGCGCACGGTCTTGGTCTGGCTGGCAGGGGACAATAACCTTTATTCGGAGGTGCCACATAAACTCTCCGCACTCGCGGAAGGATTCAGAAACGCAGCTTCTTCCGATTGCCGTTTGCTTGTCTATGCCGACCGTCGGGGCAATTATCCGCAGCTTATCGAGATTTTGCCCGACGGCAACCAGGCATTTCTTGAAACATACCCGGCTCAAAATTCCGCTTCGCCGGAAACTTTCAGCCGTTTCCTAAACTATATGATGGAAACAGCACCGGCACGACATTACGGCCTTATCCTGTTTTCCCACGCCACCGGCTGGCTTCCGCAGGGAGCTTTAGAAAATCCCTCCTTAGAAGAAAAGCCGCTGTCGCGTACCGTTTTCGATGACAACGGCGAACAGATGACACTCGCCGAGCTTGCCGACGCTCTCCCGGCTGACATCAGGTTTGACTACATCGTTTTTGAGAACTGCTTCATGGGAGGCGCGGAAGTGGCTTACGCCCTCCGCGACAAGGCCAACAAGCTGCTTGTTTCCTCCGCCGAAATTCTATCGCCGGGCTTCGAGGAAATATATTCCTCGTCCCTTTATCGGCTTTTCGCTCCGACTCCCGACCTATCCGGCTTTGCCGCCGACTATTACAATTACCGCAACGGCAAGTCCGGCAACCATCGCTCCGCCACTGTGAGCGTGATAAACACCTCCGCAATGCCGGCTCTGTCGGCATTGGCTTCGGAAATCATCAGAGGCTCATCACCCCTTGATGAAGAAAAACTGAAAACAATGCAGCGGTTCAACCGCCACGATTATACGCTGTTCTTCGACCTCGAAGAATATCTCTGCGAACTCGCTCCCGACCGAGCAACCGAAATCCGCACGGCAATCTCAGAAGCGGTGGAATACGCCGCCGCAACCGCCGACTTCATGCCGACCTACGACCACGGCTTCCACATCGCCCTGCACTGCGGCCTGACGGTCTATATCCCCCAACCGCGCTTCCCGGCCCTCAACACCGCCTACACCGAAACCGCCTGGTTCCGCGCCACACATTGAATAATCAACATACACTCGATACGACACCTCCCGACCTGATGCCGGGAGGTTTTATTTTATAAAGCGGAAAGCGGAGCCACCTACGGCGACTTCTTCACTCTTATTGGACTTCTACCGTGCTTCATGCCCTTTGAGGTGGATTTTACCAACTGAAACTCTGAACCACTCGTTGCATCGACTCGTACCGGGGCGATTTTCTTTTTCTGTGCTTCCTCGGTGTGGGCTTCACGGTGTCTATGTTCCGCTTTGCCATCGAGTGATTACTTCACGGTGTAGATGTGTATTTTGAGCGGAGCGGTCGGCGTTCACCGCCAAATATGCCTTGCAGGTTACGTGGATCAGGATTTTGCCGGGACGTTTTGAGGAGTTTACTTGTAAACACGCTCGGAGGCACATTGTATTTACATCGCGAAGTTAGCGGCTTTATCTACGCTCGAAAAGGGCAGGTAAATTCGCTCAAAAAATCTTCCTTTTTTACTGCTTAAAAAAGAGTATTCAAGGGGCAAGCCCTTTTGGACGAACCCTTGTCGGCTAACGTGCCTGCGGCACTGATGGGTCAGCCGCATATTCTGCAATGTAAAACAAACGCGCCCCGGCGCACAGAAAAAACCCTCTAAAACTTCAAAATCATGACCCACGTAATGAACATATTCGACAGCTCTCTCAACTCCAACCGCAAGCTCAAATACTTCTCGGTAGAAGTAATCACTTTCGACGGCGAAAGCTACACAATCGAGGTCGAAGCCCGTACCGCCGAGGAAGCCCAGGAAATCGCAGCATCCCAGTACGACAACGTCGATTACACGATGGTTCAGGGCTGCTTCGCAGGTTGGTAAAATCCTCCTCCCTCAAAGGGCAGGCTGTCCGCCGGGGCAGCCTTTCGCTCTGTTCATCAGTCGCCGTTGTCTCCGCTATCATTTGTCTACCGGCTCTCCGGCACCCCCTCCCGAGCCGTGGGTCGCGGGTCAGGCCCTACGCAATCGTTGTGCTGCGGGCAGGTGCCTGGCGGCCATCCGAGTTGACCGCTCCGCATCAAGGTTGCCGATCTTGTTAGGATTATCCGTGTCATTTACATTGCTTCGGGAGGGTGAAACGTGATTGCCGTTGTCGGTAAGACGCGAGCGCATTCCGCATTTCGTAACTCGACTTTTATTCTCGCCATTATCGCGCTGTCTATGAGACCGGACGCATCGCATCAGCCGTCGGCAAGTCCCATTTGCCGTTTTGTGTCGGAAGGTGTGCATCGTTGTTCGGGAGGTCTGACCTCCGGGAGCGACGGACTCCGCCGCCGCTTGCCTCGAACAGGGGCGTTTGGAGTTCCGGGGTCTGCTCCGTATCGGGCGCAAGCACATATAGCGCCGCTTCCGGCCTCAACCGCACCCCGACTGTCCTTGCCACACCCTCGGTATCCGCACCGTTTCACTTGCAGCCGCGACGAGTGCGGAGTAATTGCCGGGTCTCTCCGGCGGGGCGGTTTGAGCTATATTTCTGCGGTCAGTTTTCTGTTTGCCTTTTCCGTATTCGGGGACGTGAAGCGAGGTCTATTTTTCCATTAGCAAAGGTAGGACTGACCGTTCAACGCAAAACAGGCCCTCCGGGATTATCTTCATAAATTTTTATCAATCTCCACCTTACAGGTAGTATTGACCGGCCACGGCCTTAAAATTTTACTTGAAATTTTTGCTTCGCTCACTTCCTCAGTTCTCCCAATTATTGCAATGTAAAAATTAAGAGCCTCGGCTCACATCATTAACCCCAAATACTTCAAGATCATGGCAAAGAAAACTAAAAAATCCGCAGAAAAGAAAGTCGCTCAAACCACAGCTCCCGCCGTCGAGACTACTCCGGCAATAACTCCCAGGCTCATCGTGGCTCAGCGCAAGTTCAACCGCTGGTACGTCTACTTCAAGGGCGTGGCTCCCAAGGACAACGTCGGCTGCGGCTGCAAGACGGCCAAAAGCGCGATGCGCTACATGCACCTGCTCAAAGCCCGCTACGGCGCAACAATCTCCCAAAACATCTATGAACGCCTCCAGTTCGAGGCAGCGCGAGAGGAGGCATAAGCCTCCCTCGCTTTTAACCCGAAAGTCAAACCGCTAATTCTCACGACTATGTACGAATATATCTGCTACACAAAACAAGGAAAATTCCGATTTATGGCCGACGATGATATGGACGCTATGCGCAAAGCCCTATGGTTCTGTTGGCGCGACAACGAGGACTTTATCAGGGTCGAGTATTGCAAAGGTTGCGAGAATTACACGCTCTCAATCCTTCATATCGACAAAAGAGATCACGAATGTTTCACCTTATAAAACCCGAAACAATGGAAATCAACTACGGCAAATTCACCGAACAGGAGCTGCAAGTTATCCTCGATGCAGCGCGTACAATCAACTACGCCTTCGGTACTCAGTTTCCGAGCCACCGCGAGCAGATGGCTCTCCTGATTGAAGACTTGCACTTCCGCGTCATCAATCAAATAGTCATTCAGGCGCACAACGCCCTCCGCTCGAAGTACATCGCGCGTGGCATCGACCCCGACGCGCCGGACTTCCGGCCCGACCATCCGGAGAAGTGACTACTCCAAACCGTCGGTTCAGCGGTTGACCCTCCGGGGTTGACCGCTTACTCCCTGTCTTTTATCAGCCACGACTGCAAAGTTACCTTTGCAGCATGGCACACCGAATTACATACAAGCCCCAGGGCATCATACTTTCTTCGGCTGTCGGTGAAATCACCGTCGCCGTCGAGGGGGAATATGTCGATGTAACGCTGACCGCCACCGGCGGCATCGTCATACTCTCGGAGCGTTACTACGCCCACGGCGGTTATGTAACGCTCTACGACCTCGGTTCGCTTATCGAGGCCGAGATGAACAAGTCTGGCCAATCATGCGCCGACTTTACCCTGCGGGTCTTTACCGACTCCGTCAACAACAAGGCGGATTCTTGTGTGCTTCATATCCTTTATTGCGACCGCTTCACGCTCTGCACTGATATTCCCACATTCCTCAAAGAGAACTTCCTTACCACGCTCTCCATGCGCCGTGTCGCTCCCGGCTCCACGCTCTCCCTTTTCTTCTACGCAGAATCCGGGGAGAGTCTGGAGTATTCGGTACAGCATACCTTTCAGACGAAAAAATCTGAGGCGAGATTTCTTCATTCATATTATATGGATTCCGGCAAGACCGCCGCCACCTCCGGGGTCGTGCAGATTAACGTGCCGTTGTCCTCGGTCATTGCCGATGCCGCAGGGTTCGCCGCCGCTCGCCCTGACAATATTACGCTGCTGTCGTTTACCGTCCGTTGCGGTCAGCGGTCTGTTACCTGTTTTGTTGACAACTCACTCACAGACCTTGAATCGTTCTACTTCCGCAACTGCTTCAATGTCTGGGACTCGGCCACTTTGCCGGTGGAAACCACCGCAAAGACGGGCGTTGACCGCTCCCTCGCCATCATCAACGGCAGCTCGCGGTTCTACAACCAATCCACGACCAAGACATACGAAGTGGAGGCCGGGCCGCTGACTTCTGACGAAGCCGGATGGATAGACCAACTCTTTTCGTCGCACGATGTGTTCCGTATCGAGCCGGACCCGACCAACAGTTATGACCCGCTGCTTCTCGCCCCGATACTCATTACCGACGCAACCTGCGAAATACAGGACGGCGACGAGAAACTTAACACCGTCAAGTTTACATGGCGATATACAGACAACCGCCCCATAGTGCGCCTGTCTGCCTCGCCCGGCATATTCACATCGCCCTATAACATAGTCTATTCGTAACCAATGGCTCGCTCGATACACATATCAACCGCTCGCACCATGCTCAACAGCGGCGACCCTGTCGATATATCAGTTTGGTTATCGGCTTGCCGCTTTCGTAGCGCAGCGGAGAAAGAACTCCGACGGCTCTAACACTATTCAATATGTCAAGATCTATTCATATTTCCACCGCTCGCCACATATTGAATAGTGGCGACCCCATAGACTTACACGTGTGGAAGTCTGATGGGAGCATCCTCGAACTCCGAAATTGTATCTCTCTGCGATACAATTTTTACGGAGGCTGGCGCAACGTCAAGTTACTTTCCTCCGGCGAGTGCCGTAAGATTCGCGACTGCTGCATCTTCCGCGTAAACGATTGCGAGGTATTTCTTTGATATTCCGTTGAAAATGTGTAAATTTGCGTCAAAATTCAAATTTACTTTCGATGAAGAATATTCTGATACTATTGACATCAATAATTACTACCATCGTTTCGTTTGCGCAGAATTATTCAATCTCTGGGCGTGTAACAGATTACAATGGTGTTCCAGTAGATTCATGCTCTGTCATAATATACAATCCCGACTTTTCCGAAGCTCTTGAAACTTTGAGTGATTCCAACGGATATTACAGACTTGGCAGTGTTCCCAAGGGTCGCTACGCGGCAATAGCTGCGATGCGTGTTAATGAATACCCGAGAATGCAACAAGTTCCATTGGAAGAAATGAAACTTGAATTTTGGGCATGGAATGTTATTGTTGACAACGACCTCACCCTAAATATCCATTATGATAAGATGGAGCTTTATGGGACCAAGGCATTTTTTGAATATGGAGGCCGTCAGGAACTACTTATTTACACTCGGCCTATGAGTGTTACCAAGGTTATCAATGACCCAAACTTTATGGATAAAGCGGCGCAAGAGAAAAATACCAATGTAACTGTTGCGCCTCAATTCATTGATTTCAAAGTATATGTTGATGGCCGTCAGTCTGATATTATTTCTGTTCAACATTTATCCTTGTCAAATACTAATGGTAATATTATAAATGATGATTGCTATCTAATTCAGGCTTATCTTCCAAACGATATTTATTCTCATTTTGAGAAACCATACGAGATTCGAGTGGTAGGACATAATAAGGAATTTGACGAGTGGGGAGAAAGCGTCTATTATCTCGAAATTCCACAATATAACAAACTGGATAACAAACTGCAATAACCGCGTCTTTTCGCACACCTTATATAGTCCATAACTTCGCTGCATAAATCAGCAAGTTATGGACTTTTCTTTTTCCGACCTTAATTTCAACTCGGTTGAAAATCTGCCCGGCTTCGAGGCTCGCGCAGCATTTACCGTCAACTCCGCGTCAGTGTTCCGCGAGGACGTTGACATCGTGCCGACCATTGTAGATGATACTCTCTCTTATATTCCGTGGGGCGGTGACAATCAGATGCCGTTCGACTTGCTCGCGCTCGTCGAGAAGGACGAAACATTGGCAACCTGTCAATGCTTCAACGCCGAGGTCTGCTACGGATCCGGCTTGCAATACTGCGTCGCCGAAGCCTCCGCAGCCGTCAAGAGGGACGTCGAGGACTTCACCCTCGACAATGACCTTGCCGCCTACTTCCTCGGCATTTCGCAGGACTTCAAGCACTTTGGCTTCGCCGTGTCGGTGCTTATTCTCAACGAGGACGGCTCGCGCATCGTCCGTCTGTTGAGAAAGGAGGCCTGCTATTGTCGCTTCACCCCGGCTGACAGCCACGGTCGTATCTCCAAAATCCTTTACGCCAACTGGCGAAAGGCTATCTCGTCGCGCTCCGACATAGAGGAGATAGACCTGCTCGATACGTCAGCTCCGTGGCAAGACCTTCAGGAAAGGCTTGCCAAGAAAACGAAAACACGCAAATTCGCCATCGTCAGCCGTATTCCGACTGTCGATAGCACTTACTACCCAATTCCTTACTATGCCGCGCTATTTCGCGGTAAGTGGTACAACATCAAGCAGCTTATCGGCATCGCAAAGGAAGCGAAGCTCAAAAACTCCGCTCCCATAAAGTACCACATCGAGGTCGGGGCGAAATATTGGGAGTCAATATTTCGCGCCGAGGGCATCACCGACCGCCGCAAGCAACAGGCTCGTATCGTCGCCGAGAAACAGCAGATTCTCGACTTCCTTACAGGCGCCGAGAACAGCGGCAAAGCCTGGTTCTCGACTTTCTATGTTACACCCGACGGCAAGGAACAGCACGACGTTGTAATCAACAAGATTGATGACTCGAAAGAGGGCGGTGACTGGGAGACCGACATTCAGGAAGCAATCAATATGATATGCTTTACTATGCGGGTGCATAGTAACCTTGTCGGTTCCGTGCCGGGCAAGGCGCAGTCCAACAACAGCGGCTCGGACAAGCGCGAGCTTTACACCATAGCCCAAGCCCTCCAAAAGCCGTATCACGACCTGCTCTTTACCGTGCATCGCATCATAATCCGATTTAACGGTTGGCAAGGCGTTCACGTCGAGGTGCCGTTCATCCAACTTACCACGTTGGACGAACACACCGATGCAAAGCAGGTCAAACTCCCCAATTCAAACGACAATGAAGCTGATAACAAATAATGACGAGTTGCGGAAATATATTCCGAACTCTATACGCGAGGTCAAAGGCGAAACTCCGCTCTTTGACAAACTCGCTCATTTCCTCGAAAGAGCCGAGCAATGGTTCTGCCACCACTTCGTTCCGGCAGAACTGCTCGACGCCGTAGCGTCCGAAGCTGCTCACATCGTCGCTGTCGAGGCATACCGCCTCGCCGTGCCGCAGCTCGACATTGTGCTTACGCCCAACGGTTTCGCTACCGTGGGTACTCAAAACCTCTCTCCGGCATCGAAGATGCGCGTTGACCGGCTCGTCGGCGGTCTGCTGTCGGAAAGGGATAAGGCACTGACGCATCTTCTTCACAATCTCCCCTCCGTCGAGGGCTGGCCGGACTCACCGCAGGGGCGGTGGTTCGGCGCCACGCTGTTTCCGACCCTTGATGTTGTAACCCAACAGTCGGGGGAATCAGAACGACTATGGGACAAGTATTGTGAAATGCGCCCGCAGTTGATTGACCTCGAAGCAAGCCTCTCGGAAGAATGGCTGTCGCCGGAACTGATGTCAGCGCTCCGCTCCGAGAACCTGCGCGGAGATCTGACCGAAAAGAGGAGCGAGATCGTCAGGCAGGTAAAAGCGCAGGTCGTGGGCTACCTGCGGTCGGGGTCGTTCAACTCCCGTAGGCTCGCGGATATTGTCAACTATATCCGGCAGAACCCTGAATTTTTCGGCGATTGGCATCAGTCGGAAACCGCGAAGCTGTTTGCGCCGCCTGTATTCAGAAATGAAAAGAAAGCTCGCGGCTACTTCTTTTAGCGCGAGATACAGCGAGATATATGCTGAACAACATATTGGCAGTATCAAAATAAATTATTAATTTTGCATCGCCATTCCTCGGATTGGCAACGACATACGAATTAACAAGAAGCGTATTGCTTTTACTTGTAGAAGAAAACGTAGGAAATTTTCTAAAGATGCAAGGAAGCAAGCGGTTCTCACGCATAGCGTGGGCTGCTATTCCTACATCTTCATCTTTTGGTTTCCTACGACCATCTTCTAAAGTGTGGCAATTCAGTCCACGTTTTTTTTAATAACATTATCATTAAGGATTGAGATGATGAGTTATGGAATATGAGTATATTCGGAAATTCTTTCAAAAGAGAATTAGGTAAGAATACTGCTAAACGTGTCAGCAATGCCATATTTGGAGATAAGTGGTCTACTCCCTATAAGCGATTAAACTCTGACACTAATCCTTCCGCTTCAACACAAGCACGGCTTGCACATGAAGCGACACAGCGAGAAAAAATTGAGCTTAAAAGAAGACAGCTCGAGTTAGAAGAAAATCGGCAGCAAGAAAAGCAGGCACTTAAACGACGTCAGATAGCTGCGGAGGAAGGAAGAAACAGCATAAATAGAGCAGAAGCAAAAAAATTAGAAAATGCTCAAATATGGGAATTAGACAGTGCCGTTATTAAAAATGTTGATGCCGTTATTGCCATTGAAATTCCTTACGAAGAGAATGGAATTGAGGCTCTCGCTCTAAAATTATGCAACCAACTTTCTACCGAGCAATGGTGTAATGTCGGGCGTGACGGTGGGAAAAGTAAGGAAGGCGCCATTCGCGACAAATTCGTAAATGCACTTACAACAAAATTCAACATTTGTCTTAAACAGTTGATTGATAGATACCCCAATAATCCTTCAATCCCATATTTGCAAGAGCAAAAGTTCTTGAATGAACAAAAGCAAAGGAATGCACAGCTATGGCCCATCTCAAATAACGATTCCCTCATAGCGGCTATCGCAATCCCAACGGATGCTCCCTCTATCGAAAAATTACTTGATGAATTACAACCGCATTACAAATACACTTCTAACAAAGTAGTACAATCAAAATATTTGGAAACCCTATCTGCTTTAGAAAAAGTTAATCCTGACAGCCCCAAAATTTCAACAGCATTTAAATATCATAAAAAGAAAGTTTGGGGAGAAAGATGGGAAGACCATAAAAAAACCTGGCTCATAATGGCTGGGATTCTCTTGGTCATATATGCTTTTGGACTTATGTTCCAAACGCTTGGAGTTCCAGCGCAACAGAAACTAGGAACCATAGTTACGTCTATTATATACATAATACTTATAGGAATCTTCATACTATATCCCATAGGTTCATGGTATATTCGGAAGCATCGACTTGACTCATATCGAAAGAAACTAAGACAATAACAAATAAAATCCCTGTCTTTTACGCATAGAGTGCTTTACCGTACTTTCGCAGTACGATAAAGCACTTTTTCTATGCAGACAATCTCCATCGACTTCATCGTGCCGCAGGGCTGGCACGAGCTTTCCGATAAACAGCTCCGCTATGTTTACCGACTTCTCGCCGATGATTTCGCCACCGACGAAATCAAGACCTTATGCTTGCTCCGTTGGAGCGGCACAAAGGTTATCGGTCGGCAAGACAGCGGGGCTTATCTCCTCAAAAAAGCAAAGATTTTTTTTGAGGTTACGCCGCTGACGCTCGCCGAGCTGCTTCCACATCTCGACTGGCTCGCTTCTCTGCCGACTGTCCCCGTCAGGCTATCCAAAATCAATCGCCAACACGCTCTCCCGGCTGACTTCTCCGAAGTGCCGTTCGAGACGTTCATCATCTGCGACAATCTTTATCAAGGCTATCTTCAGACGCAGAATGATGACCTGCTCGACCAACTCGGAGCGACGCTCTACGGCAAGGCCATGACCTTCAAGCCATACGAGCGTATCAGTATCTTCTACTGGTTCGCCGCGCTCAAAGATACCTTCTCGCGCAAATATTCGGATTTCTTTCAGCCAATCAGCGCCGCCACCGGCGGCAATTTGCTCGGCTCGTCCGCTCCATCGGTCGAGGACGCGATGAACGCTCAGATCCGTGCCCTCACCAAGGGCGATGTCACCAAAGAGGCCGAAGTCCTCGCCCTCGATACCCACCGCGCACTCACCGAGCTTAACGCTCAGGCTCGCGAATACAAGGAGTTGAACGCCAAAACCGCCTCCAAATGACAGCGCAGCTCAACGGACGATGGGATGCGGCGGCTTTCTTTGAAAGCCTTACCGCATCAAACCGACTCGCACAGGCCGAAGGCTTTACCTTCTGCCGCGTCAGCGGTCTCGACGGCTTCGAGGAAGCGATCAACGAGGCGCAGACTCAAACGGCTTTCGTCTGCGTCAGCGATATTGCCGACGGCTATACCGAGTTGAACAACACACCGCGCACCCGTCGCGTCAAAACAGTGTTTTTCGCTATGCGCCATGCCGCCGAGGATATGGTGGCCCGCGCAGAGTGCATGGAAATAATGCGCGAACTGTTCCGACAGTTCATGTCGCGGCTTCTCCCTGAAAAGGTCAGGCTGGAGCAGAACTGCATCTACCTTGACCCACGAATATCGTTCAACGAGATTGACCGCTATTTTTTCAGCGGAGCCGCCGGTGCTTATTTCCAGATAGCCGTTGATGTGTTTACCGATTTAAGATACAACCCTGATGAATGGAGCGAGTGATAAGGAGCAGCTTGAAGCCCGGCGTAAATACGTCCGCGCTTTCAATGCCACGATGGTAAAGATATGGCGCGAGCAAATCTCGCTTCTCGGAGTGGTTGACACAGGAGCGTTGTACCGCTCAACCGTCGGTGTGTCGCTGACTGCCGACGGCAAATTCATCGACATAACGCTCTCGCAAGCGTTCAACACCTACGGTCTGTTCGTCGACTATGGCACGGGGCGAAATACGCCGCGAGGAAACCCCGGCGACATCGGCAAAGCCAATGGCCGCAAGCGCAAGCACTGGTTCTCTCGCAAATACTTCGCCTCGGTGATGAACATTCAGGAATTTTACGCAGACTATCTCGGCCAGGAGTTCTGCCGAGCCATATCCAACGCCCTCAATCCCGACATTATGCGTCGCGCCGTTGTTGAAATGACTTAAATATATAACTTATAAGCAATAACGGAAATAGGCTGAATCCCCATGAAATACACGAAATCATAAAATATGCTAATCCTCCGAACCCGTCATGAATTCTTACCCCGGCCCATATAAATGATGAAAACATAATTAAAGGGCAGGCAATTCCCCAACAAATTATGGAACTCATAACCATGCCACTTGATACAACTTTTCTATATGATAAGGCTGATGCCAATAAATATGCTACTTCCCATATTATAAATACTTCAATATTTTCAGAATGAAGCAAATCTGAAAACTCCAAACTTACATATGGAGATATTAGGATTGTAATCGCAAATAATCCCATTAAAAATGGGATTATAGAACACATACCCACCCAAATCCAAATTTTTTTATCATTCAGCATCATTTTCTACTCCCATTCTTCCATAATAACATAAATAAGATTAAGGCTAAAATCAAATTACCCCACATCATTACTGAGATGACATTAATTGCGAACTGTTCGCTCTCTATCGGATAATTGCTTTGTAAATGCAACCGCCATAACGAGCAGTCTATCACACCATAGTATATGCCAAACAAAATTAATTCGACACATAGTAATATCGCCAACGTCGTACCGCCCAATATCTTCTGCCACTTCTTCATACGATTGTATATGCTGTTGTCATACGCAAAGTTACACATTTTCGTTGACATACAGCGTACTCCGCTGCAAATTCATGTCTTTTCGCGCGCCTGCGTGTAGCCATAACTTTGCTGCAACCAATTAGCAACAGTTATGGCTATTGATACCAAATCACTTTCTCAACTCATTGCCGAGTTCCGCAAGTTACAGGCCAAAGACTCCATAACGCCGGAGTCGTTGGGCTACATTCTGCAACGTATCGCAGACCTTCTCGCCACCGCCGGAACCTCGGAAACCCAGGCAATCCTCGGCAACTGGTACAACTCTCTGTCGAAAACCGACCATACCGCCGTCTGCAAATTGCAGCAAGGCTCGGCTGACCGTAACTTCGTCAGGCTCTCTAACACGTTCATCGACCTGCTCACAGGTCAGCAAATGACTAACGAGAACGCCACAATAATAAATATGGCAACCACCGAGCGCGCCGGGGCGATGAAAGCGCAGCAGGTCGTTGACCTCAACAACGCCCGACGCGCCGTTGCCGACATCGAGAAACTTCTTGATGTAATCCAGGCCAAACTCGGCATGACCGAAGGCTCCAAAGGTCTGTATAATACAGCCCAGATACAGGTATCGGTCGAAAACGGCAAACTTCGTCTATATGGTGCGCAGCAGCTTATCACAGACGGCTATGTGCCGTATCTTTTCCGGCTTACGCGCAAGCGCAACCCTTGGGATGATAAAGTCGCCCTCGAAGCCGGGGCTACACCCAAGAAATACGGCGACAAGCGCAAGGGATGGAATCTGTTCGGCACGGTGTATATGGTGAAGATTGCCTCCGGCAATATCCTCACTTTCAACACCAAACCGCATTACGACCTTTGCACGGTCTGTGATTCCTACTCGGATGCCCCCGAAACGCTCGTCAAGCAATTCAACCGAAACAAGGACAACGCACCGTGCATCGGCTGGGGTCGTTCCGTCGTGTGTCTGCTCGACCCTAAGAACGCGCAGAAGCATCGCCTTGTCAGGCTTCGCTTCGCCCTGGGTTTTGCCAAAAAAATCCTGCCGGGACGCTCGCTCATTACCACGGCAAACCTCGTAAGCTCGCTCGCCGAGTTCTCGGTCATTTACAACCCCTCGAAAAAGTCATGGCATTTCGGAAAGTAAACCCCATAAAAAAAGATAGCCCTCACGGCAGAGCCGAAAGGGGGATGCTATCTCATAAACTTCATTCCGATAGCCCGCAGGTAAAACCTCCGGGGGATGCTATCACATATACACCGACACAGATAGCCCGAATACGGGGGATGCTATCTCGCATCTGTCAGAGGTATACACGTTTCTTAGCTTGGCTTCACTTTCGTTCAGAGGTGTCCGGGTCAGGTAGCTTGGTTTCACTTATCAATACACAAAGGTAATACTTTTTCTCCACATATACAACTCTTTAACTCACAAAATTATGAATCTCAACAAACATAAGCCGACAATCCAACTCATTTCAGCAATCCTGCTGATAGTCATTGGCTGCGGCCTCTTGATTTCCGGCTTCATCATGCCTCCGCCCGGCGAAATTCATAATTCCGTCCTTATCGCCTTCGGCGAGATTCTGACTTTCGCGGGGGCTTTGTTCGGCATCGACTACCATTATAAATACAAGAACCATGACAACAACAATCAGTAAAGGCAGCAGAGGCGACACCGTCGCCCTCCTGCAACGCAAGCTCAACCTCATTCCTGACGGTATCTTCGGCCCGATTACCGATGAAGCCGTCCGAGATTTTCAGAAATCCCACGCCCTCGCCGTGGACGGCATCGTAGGCCCGAAGACCTGGGCGGCTCTCGGTGTCGGCTCATTACCGAACACCCGCCGCATCGACAAGATAATCCTCCATTGCTCGGCTACGCCTGAAGGGAAGGATTATACCGTCGCCCAAATCCGCGAGTGGCATCTTGCACGAGGCTTCTCCGATGTCGGCTATCACTATGTGATATACCGCGACGGCTCCGTTCATCGTGGGCGTCCTGAAACCCAGGTCGGCGCACATACGACCGGCTACAACCCTCATTCCATCGGAATATGCTACATCGGAGGCTGCGCTGCCACGAAAAACGCCAAAGGGGACTATCCTCCCAAAGACACACGCACTCCGGCACAACGTGCCGCACTCGTCAGGCTCGTGGCCGATATGCGCAAGAAATATCCCGGTGCCACAGTCCACGGACACAATGAGTTCGACAACAAGGCGTGTCCTTCGTTCAACGTACAGAAAGAGCCGGAACTATGCGGTCGATAATCTTCATCATCGTTCTTGCTATCCTTACAGGCTGCAAGAGCCAAAAGCAGGTTGTCAGCGACAAATCGCTTGACATCGACAGCGTCGCCCGGTCGGAACATCACCGCACAATCGCGGTGATTGACTCCGCTATCCGCAATATTGATTTTAGCTTCGATACCCTGAAAATCAATATCGAGCGGCCTTATTCTTTCGGCGACTCCGTCGCCTGTCAGCCGGAGATTATTCGCATCAAGGCTGCAAAGGGTCGCGTGATAGACCGGCGGCGTGTTCATAGGGATAGCGTCGAAGCCTTCAATCGGCTTGATACGGTGGCCTATCATCAATCAACCGCCGAGACTTCGACAGAACATTCCGCCACAACGCGCCTTTATAATCCGCCTGACGGCACAGCGGTTCTCATAATCGCGCTTATCATCGCCGGCTTCTTATTCTTTGTTTTCTATCGAAAACGCTAATCATACAGCACTGCAAGAGTAGAAGTTCTTTTCATTTTTTCACAGGTGGTCTGTCCGGGAGGATAGGCCATTTGTTTTTCGTGTTCATCTTTTCTGACCCACCCGGCTGGTGGCGTATGCCGGCCATACTGACCTCATTCCGTCCTACGTTTGATGCCTACATCCTTCCGTGTCCGAGCATTTTTGGCCGAGGCTCCGATGCTCTCCGCTTCGGCTAAAAACCGCTACGGCCTTCGGGTCGACAGATTGTTCCTTCCGGCTTGCCTACGCTTCCTCCCGACACCGCTCCTGCGTCACGGTGTCGGGCCGCTACGTCTGCTCCTGCACTCACAAACTATCTTCACACTTCCATTTCCACTTTACCCCCGACACCTACGGCTGCGCCTCCGGCGTCGGGTTCGCTCCAATTACAGTGTGCCCCGAAACCTCCGCTTGCTATTCCGACCCGTAAGGACAGGCATCCGCACTCCGGCCTACAATCGGCGCACTGCCGCCATTCGCCACCATCCTCCCACCCGATAGAGGAATGATGAACACACGGTGATTGGCCCGTGGCACTCGCTTCATCTTTCGCCGAGGGCAGGTATGTTGTCGGCTTCGATTGTTCTCCCCACCCGGAACGTGGCTTATGCAATGGCTTTTGACCGCTCATTCCCTCAGTCGCTTGCATCCCTTTACATCGCCGACTCCGAGCATTTTTGGCCGAAGCTCCGCTACTCTCCGCTTCGGCTAAAAACCGCTGCGGTATTCGGGTCGATAGATTGTTCCCTCCGCCTCCATTCCGCTTCCTCCACGCCACCTTCGCTATGCTTCGGTGGCATGGCGCTCCATTCCGTCTGCACTCGCAAACTATCTTTGGCGACTACATTCCGGCTTTCCCCGACACCGCTCCTGCGTCGCGGGGTCGGGCCGCCTCCATTCCATCGCCAACCCGAAACCTCCGCTTGCTATTCCGGGCCGTCGATGCCATGCCGCCGCTCTCCATCCTTCGGTCGGCGCGAGCCGCCAATCCCCGGCTCCTCCCACCCATAGAGGAAGCTGTCATTGCCATTCAGTCCGTCGGCTACCTTTTATATATCGTCTGCGACGCTGGCCCCAACCCCAGGCCCCGATGCACGGTGCGCCGATGCACTGACTCCACTCAGGCGGTCGGCCAACCACTTCGCTCACTCCGAGTCTGCCTACGGCTTAGGGCAAGGGCAGGCCGGCTTACTGTCTGCGGTGCAAGCATCCTCAACAGAAAGCCTGTCGCTCCGTGCCTACGCGACACCTGCCGTTTGCTCTAATCCTATGTAGGCACTCCGAGTTCCCTCTGTTCCTTTGGCTGACTCTCCTCCGTTACGCGCCGCATCGTCATCACCGCACATCGCCATCGTTTATCCCCTCGACTTGATAGTATCTGCATCGAGGGAGAGCGGAGTGCTGTCGCGAAGGTCAATTTCCACGTTGCGGAAATTTGACCTTCACGACAGCGATTTTACCGCGCAATGGGTCGCTCCGTGGGGCGTGTCTGCATATTCCGTGAGGGCGAGAGGGGGCGAGAGAAAAACGAGCGACAGCGCGGTGGGGGGTGTGCAAAGCCACTACGGGGGCAAGCCCCCGTAACCCCCAAACGTCTGCTGCACAGCCGTTTCGCATCTGCAACCCACTACAAAACCGAGATTTTTGTAGACGGGACCCGTGCAGATGCCATTGATTTGCCTGATATGCAAATCTTTAAGGCTCAATTTTGACAGGACCCGACCGGCATCCGCCGCCCATCAAAATCGAGGTCGGAACTTTCCTTTCCGACACCTTCCCGTCGACCCTGTATCCTGCCCGACACCAACCCTTTGCCGTCTTTTCGTGACCGTAAAGCCGTGACGATATTTGCAGGGAACACCTACAAATATCGTATTCAGCAACGAATTATGGCTAATTATACATCCACCGCCAATGTCGTTCTCTCCGTCAACGGCAAGCAAGCACAACAGATGCTCTCTACCCTCGAAAGGGATGCGAAGCGTCTGGAAAAACAGATTGCCGCCGCTGCCAAAGCCGGAGACAAGGCCACGATGAAGAAACTTCAACGTGAGCTGAAATCCACCCAACGGATGATGGACCAACTGAAAGGTTCCTCCGCTTCGGTCGACAGCACTCTGCGCCGTCTCGACAAAGCGACTCCTAAGGAACTCAACAAGGCGTTGAAGTTGCTCCAACAGCAACTCAACGGTATTCAGCGCGGCACCGCCGCCTGGGATGCTCAGGTCGCCAAAATCCGTGCGGTCAAGGCTGAACTACAAAGAGTCAACGCCACTCTCGCCACACAGAAGTCCCTGTGGTCGAGGATGAACACGTGGCTCAACAACGCTCAGACCGCTATCATGGCTTTTGCCGCCGCTATCACCGGTCTTGTCATGGCCGGACGTAAGGCCGTCCAGTCCTACGCCGACATGGAGGAGCAGATGGCAAACACCGTCAAGTACACCCGTATGACCGCCGCCGAGGTTGAAGAACTCAACGAGATCTTCAAGGGCATGGACACTCGTCTTGCCCGCGAGCAGTTGAACCTTCTCGCCCAGGAAGGCGGTCGCCTCGGCTACAACTCCGTGGCTTCCGTCAAGGAATATGTCGAGGCCGCCTCGATTATCAATGTGGCACTCGTTGACCTCGGCGAAGGAGCGACACAGACCATCGCCAAACTCTCCAACATCTTCGGCATGGAGCAGATGTACGGTGTCCGCGACGCAATGCTCAAAATCGGTTCCACGGTCAACCACCTCTCGCAGAACTGTACCGCCGCCAAGCCGTTCATCGTGGAATTTGCACAGCGAATGGCCGGCATCGGCTCGACCGCAAAGATGACAATTCCGGAGATTATGGCCTTCGCCGCCACTCTTGACGCACACGGTCAGAAGGTGGAGATGTCGGCTACCGCATTGCAGCGTACCATAATGGAATTGTTCAAGAAACCCGCCGAGATGGCGAAGAAGGTAGGTCTGGAGACCAACACCTTCATCGAAACACTGAACAAGAGCACCACGCAGGGTGTGATGATGTTTCTCGAAGCCCTCAATAAACTGGGCGAGGACAAGGCTCTCGCCATTCTCTCGCCGCTGTTCCAGGACCTCGGACTCGACGGCGCCCGCGTGTCCTCGGTGCTCTCCAACCTTTCCTCGCATCTCGACTTCCTCAAATGGCAGTTGGGTGAGGCGGCACAGGCGTTTCATGACGGAACTTCCGCCTCCAACGAGTATGCCATCTTCAACAACACCGTTCAGGCAAGCATCGACAAGGCGCGTAAGCGTGTCGGCGAACTCGCAATAGAACTCGGCGAAAAGCTATATCCGCTGATGAAGCATATCTACACTTCATCTTCGGCTTTCCTCCGCGTCCTCAATGTCCTTGTCGATTTTATCGTGGCACACCGCAAGGCTATCGCAAGTGTCGTTACCGTTATCGCCGCTTATTATTCGTGGATTATCCTTGTAAAGACGGCCACGATTGCCTGGCACGCAGTCCTCGGCGTCGGCAAAGCCGTTATGACGGCATACCGTACCGCCATTATCTTGGGGCGTATCACCGTCATTGCCTTTACTCAGGGTGTGGGAGCGGCCACCCACGCAATGAAGTTGCTGAACGCCGTTGTCAAGACAAATCCTTTCGGATTGTTGCTCTCCGTCATTACAGCCGTGGTGCTGATTATCAAGTCGCTCATTGACCGCACTTCGGAATATACCAAGAAGATGCGCGAGGCACGGAACACCGCAGCCGCTTTCTCCGAGGAACTGCACAAGGAGATGCGAAACATCGATACTCTTATTGGCAAACTCGAAGCCGCCAAGAAAGGGACGAAGGAGTATAAGGACATCAAGGACGAGATTATCAAGCAGTACGGCAAGTACCTCAAAGGGCTAATCAACGAACGTGGGGAGATTACGAACCTTACCGCCGCTTACAACCGCCTCGCCGCCGCTGCGCGTATCGCCGCAAAGGAGCGTTCAATTCAGACCGCCCGCGAGACCGCCGACGAAACACACCGCGACGCTTTCAAGGAACAGGCCAAGAAGTTGCAGCAGTCGCTCATTGACGAGGGCGTGGCTTTGCGCGATGCAGTCCGCATCACTAATTCCGTAGTGTACCAGTTGGAAACCACCGGAACACTCTCGGCTGAGCTTGTCGCCGAGTTACAGGCCATCAAGGGAAACGCCTGGCAGAAGAAGGGCTGGGCGCAGCATCCGGTCAATATCGTTAACGAGATGATCGGGCAGCAGACCGAGTATCAGGAGACGATGGCCGCTATTGATAATATCGAGCGGGAGCAGAATCCTCTCGGCACTTACACCGACTCCGACCTGAAGCGCATCATCCCTTATCTGGAGGAAAAGGCCGCAGCTAATCAGGGAGGACAGATTATTCTCGGACTCGACAAGCCTAATCCTACGACCCGCAACCTGACGGCGCAGGAGGTAAAGGAATTTCTCGACGAGGCGCGGGCCCGTCTGTCGGTGCTTGAAACGCCTACCGCAGACCCGGTCAGCGGCAATCCGAACTTCACGCTCGACGATTATACCCCGTATGAATCGGACAAGGAGCGTCAGAAGCGGGAGCGTGAGGAGGCTGCCGCCGCCCGACGTGCCGAAATAAAGACCCGCAAGGACTTCAAGGAGGCTCTTGACGTTCCAAAGGCCGTATGGGAGACGGACACGGCGCAGAATGTCTCCGACTATTCCAACGGCTTGAAGTCTTGGACCGATTTTCTTCTCCGCAAGCATGAGATTGAACTGAAATATTTTACCGACCGCGAGGAGGTCTATCAGCGGTTCAATCTTACCGAGGACGAGGACTATCAGGCTCTTTTGAAGAAGAAAGCCGACTATGAGGCTGAATGGCTCAAAAAGAACGCCGCCATGAAAGTCGAGGATGCCAAGCGTCAGCAACAGGCAGAGGAGACTCAGGCGCAGATGGACTTCTATACCCCCGGCAACGAACTCTACGGCAAGGAGGAGGCGTTGCAGCAAAAACTGTTCGAGATAAAGATAAAGTATCTCAAACAGATGCAAGCGGCCTACAATCAGGCTTCCGAGGATTGGCACAACTATCAGGTGCAGATTGAACAGGCCGAGGGCGCGGAGCAGCTTCGCCGTCAGAAACTTCTGGCTCAGCGCATAGCGGAGTGGAAGAAGAAGTATGAGTATCAAGAGGCTGGTCAGCGCATGAAGCTCGAACTCGACCTTTTGGAAGAAGCGCATCAGAAGAAACTTGTCACGGAGGAGGAATACCAACGTGCCAAGTCCGACCTCCAGAAGAAGTATGCTCTTGAATATATGCCTGAGTCAGCCAAGCCCTCGGAGGGATCGGCTGACCAACAGGCTCTCGCAATGAAGCGCGACATGGATGTCATCAAGTCGCTCTATGACCAGGGCATCATCGACAAGGAGCAGTACGAGAAAACGAAAGACCGCATAGAGCGCAGCTACCGCAAGAAGTCGCTCGACGGCATCCGGCGTTTCGGTTCTCAGGAAACCAATCAGCTTCTCGACATATACGAGGCGTGGAAGAATTTCTTTGACGCTACCGAGGAGGACGGCGGCAACTGGGCCACACGTCTCGCCGCGCTCGCTTCGTCTGTTTTCGCCGTCATGTCTGCCGGGATGCAGCAGGCATCGGAATATATGCAAGCCTGTACCGACCTCGAAGTGGCTAAGGCCGAGAAGAAATACAACCGCGAAATCGAACTTGCCGAGGGTAATTCCTACAAGGTCAAGAAAGCCGAGAAGCAAAAGGAGAAGGAGATTGCCAAGATGAAGTCCGATGCGGCGAAGAAGCAGTTTGCGATGCAGGTCATTCAGGCCGTGGCGCAGACTGCCACCAATGCGCTCAACGCCTACGGCTCTGCGGCACAGGTGCCGGTTATCGGCTACATACTGGCGCCAATCGCGGCGGCTATGGCCGTTGCCGCAGGTGCTATCCAGATAGCGACCATCAAGAAGCAGCAACAGGCTTCAGAGGCACAGGGTTATTCCGAGGGCGGTTTTACCCCTCCCGGACGCAAGGACGAGCCGGTGGGCACGGTCCATGCGGGCGAATGGGTAGCCTCGCAGAAGCTCGTCAACAATCCGCAGACCCGCCCGTTGTTGGAAGCCCTCGATTACGCCCAGCGCACCAACACCATCGGCTCGCTGACCGCCGCCGATGTGTCGCGGAACATTACGGCTCCTATGGTGCTTGCCTCCCAACCTGCTATGCCGCCCGTGGTCGTTCAGTCCGCGCCGCCGACTGTGGTAGTCGAGCAGAACAGCGAGTATGCATCCACCATGCGCAGACTCGCCGACAGACTGAACGAGCCTTTTGTCACCGTGAACACCGTTACCGGCGATCACGGCATACAACAGGCCCAGGACGAATACGACCGACTTATGAAGAATAAATCTCCCAAATCAAGGAAATAATGCACATATACGTCAACAACAGACTGGCCGCGCTCAAAAAGGGTACGAGTTTTGAGTACGTCAGCGAAAATAGATTGTTCAGCGGCTCAGACGGTTATACGCTGACGATAACCTTTCCGCTTCGAGGTTGTCCCGAAAACATAGCTATCTTCGGCCACATCAACCGGGCCGATGTCGCCGCCAAGAAAGTTATCTTCGACTGCGAGATACGCGACAAGGGCTTCTACAAGTTCGGATCAATCACAATCACCGAAATATCCGAGACCGAGGTAAAGACCCAGTTTCTTGAAGGGCGCTCAGAACAGAACTTTGACAAGACCTTCGACAAGGTCTATATCAATGAACTTGACCTCGGCGCTCCGCCCACTACCTACAAGTCAAGCATCACTCCGGCCAATGCCTGGTACCCCGAAAATTCGGGCTGTAAATGTGTGGCCCTGCCGTGGGTCAACGACTATTCGGGCAACATTCAGAACAAGGCGGAGCATATCGTCGATGATGCGGTGCAGAATAAATCTCATTTCGAGTGGAGCGAGGACACCACAGGCTTGTCGTGGCAGCCGTATCTTCTTTACATCACGAAGAAGATATGCGAGGCCGTGGGCTATGCCGCCGACTTCTCCAAATGGGAGGAAGTGGAGGAATACAGGTATCTCCTTATCTGCAACACACTCCCTCATGCGTGGTATATGCCCGCTTTTGCAAACGCTCTGCCGCATTGGACGGTAGAGGAATACTTTGAGAAGTTGGAGCTGTTTTTAGGCGGTGAGTTCGACTTCGACCACCGGGGCAAGCGAATTACTTTCGCTTTCACTCAGGCGACATTGGCTTCAAAGAAGCCTATTTGCCTTGAAGATGTGATTGAGGAACACTCCACCGAGGTAAAGGTCGATGATGAACGCTGCGAGTATCTGGAATCGAAGAATCTTGTATACAAGGACTGCGACCACGAAATGTGGAAGTTCTACTCCTGCGACTGGTTCATCAAGGGCTGGCAGAACAGAGTTGTCCGATACAATTCAATGCGCGAGCTGCTTGCGGCCAATCAGGGTTACAGTACATGGAACGGTCAGCACCACCGCGACAACCGCATCGACAAGCTGCTCTATGCCGCCGACTGTGACGCTTACTTCGTTATCCGGACTATAAGCCGTCAGCAGGTAGTGGAATGGAGGGGCAAGATTATCTATGTCTATTATCTTTACAAGTGCCGTCTACAGCCGGTCAATCTCTTTGGAGGGCGCATAGTCAGCGAGGACGAGGACGCCGAGCAGGTAGAGATTGAGTTTGTTCCGGCATGGGTGGACGATACCGATAATAAGTATGGTCGTGTGCTGTTCCTTTCCTTCTCCGGCTATGATGAAGACACCAACACCACGAGCGAGGACGACAAAGACCATCCGTTTCAGAAGACCCATACCGTATCGTCGCTTGAAGCCGGGGAAAAGGAGAAGAAATCGGAATATTACGACTGCATTTATATTGGCTGGTACGATGGCTCGAACTACTATCAGGGAAGCCACCTGCCTTACCCGAATGTCGAGAACATCGTAATCGCCGATGACTGGAGCAACTTCAGCTACGCACATTTCTCCCTGCGCATCAACGACCGTCAAGTGCGGCGAGGTCAGATTATCCACAACATCGAGCCGAAGATGAAAACAACCTTCAAATTCCTGTCAGACACCATCCCCGATGTCCGCTCTGTTTTCCTAATCCGTGGCAAACGCTACATCTGCGAAAAAATAACTGCGACATTCACCGAAAACGGAATGTCGCAGCTCATCAAGGGCGTTTTCTACCCGATAGTCGAATAAGATTATTTTGTTACCGGGTAACATTCCAATTATAGTGGAGTAACAAAAAAGAGGTCAGCCGACCTCTTTTCATATCTTGTTATCTTACATGGTTCTTTCTTGGTTCTCATTTTCGCCATCCTCGATTGTACTCTCTGATAATCAAAGGGGTAACATTTTTCTTAGGATATCCTGCAGAAGCCTCACGCAGAACATGTTTAAATACGCCAATAGCCAGCGCTCGCGTGCTTGCTGTCGGCGGAATATACATATCCACTTTGACATCTACTGTCTGCCTCATTCCTGACAGTGATTTGAAATTTACCAGATTTCCGATTGTCAAGAAAGAGCGTAAGTAAACGCTTTCCAATATGTCCGCATCCCGCCGCTCGAACCCCGACCGGACTTCCGCTTTGCGGTCTGCAATTGCAAAATTAGTAAAAAAAACGAGATCCCAAACCGAATATGCTGAAAAACATATATTCACTTCCACGGCTTTTTCATTTAAGATTGCTTTACACTTCGGGGAATTTTGTTATTTTATAGCAGGCATCAGAGCGTTTTTTCTCTGATTCTATGGTTTCCCGAAGTTAGACCTGATTTTTGACGAGGATAAAATATTTAAATTTCTTATTCCAATAAAAGAAGAGGCGTAAAATAAGTGTTTTCAGAATATGAAACCGATACGGTCAGAAATCCACGGGGGCATGCTCCGCGGGAAACAGCTGTATGGCAGCAGCATGGATAACTCTTTGTCGAATACGTCGATTTTTACATAAAAAATGAGTTCTGCCCAACATATATTTCCCGCTGCGGTAGCTGCGGCTTGGATCGCATCCTCCCATCCTCCGCGACATGCATTGAGATGGGAAGATGCGCAGTCACGGAACAGCATTAGCAAGGGCAGCAACCTGTGCTCTCGCATTTTGCGGCGGCGCACACTCTGTGGCTTGCCACGATATTATGGGGCGGACGTCGGCCCCACGGGGATCGCGGTTGTAGAGGTTTCGCGCCTCACGGCGCGTGTTGCTCGCTTTCGAAAAGCCGATTCAAGCATCGATTTGGTCAGCGGGTAGCGAAGGCGGCGATGGCTTCGAGCACTTCGGGGGAGATTGTCTCGCTGATCTCGCCGTATTCAGACAGGTCGCCACTGACGGCGTGCTGGAAGAGATGATTCAGCCCCT